ATGAACAGGTGAAGGCTTGTTCTACCGCACCGTCAAGGTGAACTACTGGACGAACAACTGGGAAGCCATGCACAAGTTCATCGTCGAACACAATGCGCCGCAGTTACTGCACGAGCGCATTCACCAAACCAACCTCAAAGAGTTCCTTGAGGCCAACCCTGACACGCTACCACCGGGACTCAACGTGGACAGCGAATACACCATCACCGTACGGAGGAAGTAATGAGCGAACCTTTTGTGCCAATCGAAGACTTGGCCAAGCAATTTACGGTTTCGGTCTCCACCGTTCGTGCATGGGTGCGACAGGGCTACATCCCCAAAGACACGTATCTGAAGATTGGTAACACATACCGCTTCAACGTACCTGCGGTGATCAAGGCTCTTTCAAGCGTACCCAAGGACGAACCGGAAGAACCGAAGGCCGTAGACCCCCACGCACCTGTTCAACTCGAACTGGTGTTCAACAACCCTGACGAAGACATTTAACTGGAGAAACGAAAATGAGCAACGAAATGACCCTGTTTGGCAAGCCCAACAACGCCGCCCTCGCCCTGCTGAGCGGTATCGAAGACAGCCTGACAAGCACCCTCGCTGGTGGTGGTAGCGGCAACAAGCGCATCAGCATTGAAGGCGGCGCTTTCCGCGAGTACATCGGTGGCAAGGAAGTGCGTGTGAGCGAAGAACGCTCGATGAAAGTCATCCTGATCAACGCCGCACCTGTGTCCCGTATGTTCTTTGAAGGCACGTACGTCAAAGGTCAGAAGACCAAGCCAACGTGCTGGTCGAGCGACACACAAAGCCCCGACAAGGCAGTGCCCGAAGACCAACGCCAAGCCAAGTTCTGCAAGGACTGCAAGCAACACATCAAGGGCTCTGGCCAAGGCGACACTCGCGCATGCCGTTTCCAACAGCGTATTGCCGTGGCGCTCGATGGCGAGTTGCACAAAGAAGCCGTGTACCAAGTCACGTTGCCATCGACATCTGTGTTCGGTGATGCAGAGGGTAAGAAGATGCCACTGCAAGCCTACGGTCGTCACCTCAAGGCGTACAACACTCCTGCGATTTCCATCGTGACCGAGATGCGTTTCGACATCGACAGCGCGACTCCCAAGCTGGTGTTCAGCCCCGTGCGTGCACTGGAAGAAGACGAGTTGGCAACCGCAGTGAAGTTGCAGAACCACCCTGACACCATCAAGGCGATCACCATGAACGTGTCGCAAATGGATGGCGTGATTCCCGCACCCAAGTTGTTCGACGAACCTGCGCCCAAGGCTGAGCCAAAGCCAGAAGCCAAGGCCGCACCGAAAGCTGAGAAGGTCGAGGCTGAAGAAGTGGCTGAGCCGATCAAGGTCACCAAGAAAGCCGCACCTGCCGCTGAGCCGAAGTCTGAGTTGAGCGACATTGTTGGAGATTGGGACGACTGATTAGTTTCGGGGTGGGGTCGCTCCCCACCCTTTCTTTTCGGTTATCTCATTCACTCTAACTATCGGCGGCTATGGAAACAAAAACATTTCTGGAGTCGGTACTGGGGGACGAAGGACACTACTGCATATTTGCGTATCGGCCATCCGATGATCGCAAGGTTCAGAAGTTCTACGACAACCTCGATGCCGCAATCCATGCTGCTCACAATTTAGATGCTGAAGGGTATGACGCTTATTTTGCGTTGGGCACTTTTGACCAAGCAGGGTCTCGCAAGGCACCCAACGTAAAGCAACTTAGATCATTCTTTCTTGACCTTGACTGTGGGCCAACAAAAGACTACGCGACACAGAGCGAAGCTCTTGCCGCACTACGCACGTTCTGTAAAGAACTCAAGCTACCGCGACCGACCATCGTAAATTCGGGGCGTGGTATCCACGTGTATTGGCCGTTGACCGCGCCTGTTTCACGTGAAACATGGGTGCCTGTCGCGGAGCAATTCAAACGCCTGTGCGCCAAGCAAGGGATGCGTAACGACCCCGCTGTGCCAGCGGATGCGGCGCGTGTGTTGCGGGTGCCCAATACGCACAACTACAAGACCGACCCTCCTACGCCCGTGGGCTTGGTGGGCGAGGCTGGTGCACCAGTTGAGTTCGACGTGTTCCGTGACCTCATGGGGGACGACTCGTCAATCTTGGTGCCCCCTAAGAAGTACGTACCCCAACAACAAGACGCCATGATGCAAGCCCTGTCGGGCAGTTTCGTGAGTCGGTTCAAGACCATCTTGATCAAGACCATGGCGGGTACTGGGTGCGAACAACTCAGGGAAGTGGTCAACAACCAACCGAACATCTCGGAGCCTCTGTGGAGGGCTGGGCTGTCGATTGCCAAGTTCTGTGTCGATGGTGGCAAAGCAATCCACAAGATTTCTGTCAAGCACCCCGAGTACACACCGGAAGGCACCGAGCAGAAGGTTGACCTGATCAAAGGCCCATACCTGTGCACACGGTTTGACGAGTACCGCGCAGGTGTCTGCCCTGACTGCAAGCACTGGAACAAGATCAAGTCACCGATCACCCTCGGGCGTGAGGTGGAGGAAGCTGACGAGTCCGACAACATCGTCATTGAAAAACCACTGGACGTGACTGCGGCTACGCCGATTCGGTACGTCATCCCCAAGTACCCGCACCCGTACTTCAGGGGCAAGAGTGGTGGGGTGTTCAAGCACTCCAAGAACACTGAGGGCGAAGACAAAGATGTGCTGGTCTACTTCAACGACCTGTACGTCATACGGCGCATCAAAGACCCCGAAGCAGGTGAGTCACTTGTGATGCGCTTGCACTTGCCCAAAGACGGGGTGCGTGAGTTCACGTTACCGCTGACTGCCGTGGGTACGAAGGATGAGTTTCGCAAACACCTTGCGGCACAGGGGGTGGCAGTCCTGAACGTACAAGAACTGATGGAGTACACAATGCGATGGGTTAACGAGTTACAGTTTGGCTCCGAAGCCGACGAAGCGTGTCGGCAATTCGGATGGAAGGACGACAAGCACGAGTCGTTCGTAGTTGGCAACATGGAAGTTTACAAAGACCGTGTTGAGGTGAGTTCGCCTTCTGGCGCTACCGTGGGCCTGTTCCCGATCTTCAAGTCCAAGGGCACCTTGGACAAGTGGAAGCAGACCATGGAGTTTTACAACCAACCCAACATGGAGTTGCACCAATTCATGTTCGGGCTGTCGCTGGGCTCCGTCCTCATGGAGTTCCAGCCGATCAACGCCGCCGCTTTCCACGCATGGAGCAAAGGCTCTGGCTTGGGCAAGACCACGGCCATGTACGCAGGTGCATCTATCTGGGGTGACCCTGACCTGTTGGTGATGCAAGAGCGCGACACCTTCAACTCGAAGATGAACCGTGCCGAGGTGTACAAGAACATCGTCTGCTACATGGACGAGATGACCAACACCAAGCCGCAAGACCTGTCGGACTTTGCGTACCAACTGCCGAGCGGTCTGCAACGCAACCGCATGGGGCCGAAGGGCAACGTCGAGCGCGTGCGTGGTAAGCCATGGAAGACTCTGTTCGGCACCACGGGTAACACCTCAATGCTTGAACGCATCGCACTGTTCAAAGCTCTGCCACAAGCGGAAGCCCAGCGGGTGCTTGAGTATCGTGTCGAGCCCGTGAAGTTCGCAACCAAGTCCGAGACCGATGTCTTCAGCGCCGCGATCAAGGACAACTTTGGGCATGCTGGTGTGGTCTACCTCCAGTACGTCCTGAACAACTTGGATGCGGTCAAAGAACTCGCCATGACGGTGCAACGCAAACTCGATTCGGCATCGCGTCTGTCTGCTGAGAACCGCTACTGGTCTGCCTTGGCTTCACGCACCATCGCAGGTCTGATGCTGGCCAAGAAAGCTGGCCTGATCAACTGGCAGATCGCGCCGATTGTGCAGTGGATTGTCAACGTGATGGCCGAGGCCAAAGCGATTGTTGGTGAGATGAACGTGGATGTTGAGGCCCAACTGACTGACTACATCGCTGAGAACTACAACAACATGCTCCGCATCACCTCGACTGAGGATGCACGGAACTCTGCTGGTGCGCTCGACAAGATCGTGGTGCCCGACAGTTCCCCACGTGGGCAGTTCGTTGCACGGTACGAATACGATGTGAAGAAGCTGTACTTGCTGATCAAGCCCCTCAAGGCATGGTGCGGTAAGCAACAGATCAACTACGCTGGGTTCGTTGACGGGCTGAAGACAGGGGGCACCAAGGCGGTCAAGGCCAAGGTTCGGCTCGGTAAGGGCACCCACATCAACATGCCGCCAACCGATGTTCTGGTGTTGGACTGTTCAGGATTTATGACCGATGAAACTGAGCAAGCTCTGGCGACAACCGCCGCGCTGTTCGAGAAACAGGGTCAGGCTTGATGATCTCGCACCCGATGGGGTGCGAATCGTCGTCCGCTGGGACAAGTTCCCTGCGGGAGCCTCCGTGTTTATCCCCTGCGTGAACACGCTGGAACTCGTACGTCAGGTTCACCAGATAACATCTTCGTGGGAGTGGGTCGTCCACTACCGCCCCGGCATTGAAGACGGACGCTGGGGGGTTCGCATTTGGAGACGACTGTGATAATATCGCCTTGACATTGTGGATGTCACTTCGTTTCTCCTTGGAAAGAGGATTAGCCCCCACCCCAGTATAGGTGGGGGCTTTTTTATCACTCGAAGAAGTCGCCATCAAACTCGGCGGCGTCCGCTAACAACTCAGACCGCAACTTCTTGTTGAGCGTCACACCGTGGTACATCTCTTGTGATGTCTTCATGTGTTGAGCCATAGACCTGCTCACGGTATCGGCAGTAATTGCATGGGTGGGGTGCCGATTGCTGTACTTCAGCATGTCTTCAATCGCGTCTGACATCCCCTCGGAATCACCAACACGTGCGGAAACGTAGTAGTCACGCAGAATCTTGGTGCGCTCCTTGAGTGCTCGACGCTCGATGTTTTTCTCAGAGGCGTTGATTTCCAACTGACGTGTGTACTCGGCAGGTGCAAACCCGAGGAACTGTGCGCCAGCGTTGTACGCGCTGATGTCACCCGTGATGGGGTCGCCGCGCAGGGTGTTGGCACCCTCAGTCCCAAACCGAATACCCTTCATGGCGTTGGCCGCACCCGAGGGGGCCATGCGCTCCAGACCACGCAGAGTCTCACCTTCGCTGATCAGCTTGGCACCCTGCACCAGTCGGTCGGCTACGCCGTATGCTGGGCCACCCACGAGTTGCAAGAACGACAAGATCGCGTTGTCCTGCTCTTTGTACCCCGTGCTGTTGATCAGCAGATCGGACAAGCCGATACGGTTGGCGACAGCCGTGCCAGTGAAGTAGTTGACCGCGCCGTTGAACATACCTTCCTTGAGGTACTTACGTGCGGCGGTTTCAAAGTCATCCTCGTCGTCGTCCTTGAACATGTTGTAGACAGCGGCGACGATACCGAACATCGGCAGACCCTGCACCCCAGCCATCAGGCCAGCGGATGCGTAGATACCGGCGATCTGGCGCATGGCGGCATCGCGGACTTTCTTGTCTTCGGACTTCATGGCTTCACGGGCCGTCTTGAACATCATGTAGTACATGGTCACACCGTACCGCTTGTACATGAACATGATCTTGCCCAGCGAGTTCTTTGCCAGCAAAGGTGCGCTACTTGCGGACGCACCACCGTTCATGATCTCGGCAATCTCCACGGCGCGTTTGGCCGCTTCGGTGCGTGCGGCGGCATCAATTTTCTTGCCTTCCTTGGCCATGCGGCCAAGCTCAAGCTCGTAGGAAGCGATGAGCGAAATCTGGCGGTTCATGCGCTCGCCGTGGTGGAAGATAAACCCAGACCATGCGTTAACTCGGTCGAGCGGGGACGCCTTCTCGTTCATGTCGAGCATGTCGCTTGTCATGGAGCGGTCGAGCAAACCGTACTTGTCGGCGATCTCTGACAACTCTTTGAGGCGTTTGATTTCTGGCGGGGTGCCCTTGGCATCAAAGTCGTAGTTGTCCAGCGAGAAGCCACCTGTTTGTTCGATGGTTTCTTTACCGTCAGCGGTGGGCACCGTCATCTTGACCATGCGCTTGCGGCCACTGCCCATGAACACCTTGGTAGCGAAGCCAATGGCCTTCATGGTTTCGGGGTAGGTGTACTTACCCCCAAGGTAAGGCAACATCACCAACGGCACCTGTGACATGTTGACCACAGCGGACGACACGTTGAGGCCCAGCGTCCAGCCGAATACCAACGAGGTCACGCCCTTAGACCACGGCGCAATGTTGGGGCTGACCAGCGTTTGGATGTGGCTGTTCAACTCGTCGGCCACGAGGCGGGTCTGCTCGTCGCCCTTCTTCTTGGCGTACTCGTCGATCTCGTCGCGCAGTTTGTACGCCTTGGCGCTGTACTCCATGTTTGGCAACTGATGGGCCATACTCATGGAGCGTGAGTAGAACGCGCCCGTTGCGTTGAAGCTAAAGCCGGGGGTGTTCTTACGAGCGCGGAACGCTTGAGCGAATGACGACTCAGGCAGTGTTGACAAGAACGTACGCATGATCTCATCGGTCACTTCTGGATCGACTTTGTTGGCTTCAAGTGTTCGCAAGATAGAGTTCACGAACGAGGTGGAAGGTGCATCCTTGTAGGTGCGCTTGGAGCCGCCCTTGAACCGTTGCACATTCTTGGCCCCGCCAGCGGTTTCCAACTCTTTGATCGCACGCTCACGCGCAACTGATGTCTCGTAGTGCTCGACGTAGTGCTCGCCCTTGAGGTCGTACGACAGACGGAAGTCACCTGTACGTGTCAGGGGGAAGTAAGGCTCGATCTTGCCCTTGGTGGCAAGGCGCTGATAAATCTCAGTGCGCAGTTTCTTGGCATCTTCCTTGTTCTCAACGGAGTCGTCGATGCGCTTCATCAACAGATCGAGCAAGTCCTCGTACGTTTTCTTGTACGTGTCGCGCATCTGCTTGTAGACGCTTTGACCTTCAGGGCCGAGCTTGCTCCACTCGGCTTGCAACTCATCCCAAATCTTCTGCTTGTCTGCACCGCTCTCGGACTGCTTGCCCTTGTAGTCGGCGCGGGACTTGGAGGGGTCAACCTGCTCCAGCGTGCTGGTGGCGATGACGTTGTTCAGGATAACTTCTTTCTCAGGGTTACCCTTCACCCAGTTCTGGATGCGCGACATGGTGGCGTTGGTCTCACGCATGCGCTTGTCTTTTGCACCGTTCCACAGCCGCTCCAACTC